CTTTTCTTCCAGACGCATCAATAGATTTATCTGCTAATTTATTTCTTTCATTACCAATTAAACCTCTATTTCTAACTGCTGCTTCATCAAGATAAATCTCTGCCATTTCATCCCAAGTGTATTCACTCAGATCATAACCCTCTTCAATAAGAGAATTTACCCATGCTTCAACTTCTTCTCTCATTCCAGAAGAAATTTGATCCCCATAAACACCTAGATAAGCCTCTTGAAGACTTCTATATTCTTTTGAGTCCATGCTTTTTTAAAAATCTTTAGAATTATTTATAAAACTAAATACTTATAAAATAATAAATTATGAGTTGGTATTATAAAAACGAAGTGTTTAATGAGATTCCAGATAAGATGGAAGGATTTGTGTATATAATCACAAATCTTACTAATGATAAAAAATATGTGGGTAAAAAAAGTTTTTGGACAAGGCAAAAAGATCGTAAAACTGGTCGAAGAAAGAAAAAAGAAAGCGATTGGAAAAAATATTTCGGTTCATGTGATGAATTAATTGAAGACGTAAAAAATCTCGGAGAAGACAAGTTCCTCCGAGAAATTTTATATCTTTGTCCTCATAAGAAATCTATGAGTTTTTATGAGACTATGGAGCAATTCAAAAGGGATGTTCTATTAAGAGAAGATTATTACAATACCAATATTGAAGGTAAGTTCTTTGCTAGTGAACGTGAAAGAATTTATGAGCAAGTGAGTTCGTCAATATAATCTAAAACTTTGTTTAGATACTTATTGGCAAATTCTTTTTCTTGCCATGATCTATTTTCTGAATTTAGATCGTGTTTTAGTCGATGTACTCTTGCCTTAAGTTGGTAGATGTCCGTAATAGTAATCATGAGTTTCCTAACCATTCGTTGAGATAATCATAATCTCCAAAAAGGAAATCATCAAATTGTGCTGCGGTTTTATATGCACTGATGATTTCCTCTTCACACCATTCATCATATTCGGGGTCTGATTTGATTAGTTTGGGAATCATAAGTCGTTGAAGGTCTTGGTTTTATTTTAGTGAGGTCTTATGATGAATGGGTGGTGAGGTGGCCGGTTTATGAAGTGGTTTTATAGTTGGAATCCCGCAAAACTATTAGCAGAAACATCTTGCTTAATTCCACCAACGATATATGACTCCAAATTTTCTTCCTGGGGTGGGTTCTGTACATTCTTACTATTAAGCCAATCTTCAGTCCAAGGAAGGGGATTATTCTTGGCAGGAATATCATAAATTGGCTTCATTCCTAAAGCTTTCATGCGGCGATTTGCCATCCATTCAACATAATTACAAAGAAGTTTATCATTTAATCCTATCATACTCCCGTCTTTAAAAAGATATCTAGACCAATTTTGCTCCTCTTGAACTGCTTTTTTGAACATTTCATAAACATAAGGTTCTTCTTCTTTTGCAATCTGTTTCATATCTGGGTCGTCTAATCCATTCTTCCATTTTGTAAGAATGTTCTGGGTCAAGGTCAAATGCAATCTTTCATCCACCGCAATTTTAGAAATAATTTTAGCAGAACCTTCCATTAAATGAAGTTCACCAAAAGCAAATGAACAAGCAAAGGAAACATAAAATCTAATACCCTCTAGGATATTAACATTCGCAACTGCGCGATAGAGTTTACGTTTTAGATCATATAAAGCATCTTTCCCCAAATCAACACCTTCATTATTAAACTTCCATAAATTAGATGAAGAATAACTCTGAGAAGATTGTAGATAGTCATCATAAGATTCAGTAACGCTATTAGCTCGTTCTAGGATTTTTTCATCATCAATAATTTTATCAAATACTTCTGATGGATTGGAGTAAATATTTTTAATGATATAGGTATAAGAATAGCTATGAATCATCTCCATAAACTGCCAAACGATCATGGCAGATTCCAATTCGGGAAGAGAACAATGTGGCATGAAACTTAAACTAGGTGCTCGACCCTGCACAGAATCTAGCATAATCTGATACTTTAGATTTGAAGTAAAGATGTGTTTTTGTTCTGGTCTGAGCTTTTGATAATCTGCGCGATCTTTTGCTAGACCAACTCCATAGTTTTCAGGTCTCCAAAATGCCCCAATCTGCTCTTGAGTTAGCTTATAAAACACAGGAAACTTATGAACATCATATCTCTGAATTCCAAGAGGCTTCCCAAAGAACATATTTTGCTCGGTATAGTCCGAGATTGTCTTATTAAAAACAGTCATACCTTTAATATCAGATTTTGCATCCATCACAATCTTCTTCCTCCGAATCTAAAATTTGATTGACTAAATTATCTATGTCAATGAGTTCATCAGTATCTTTCTTACCATCATATGTATTCATGTAATAAGCTGTCTTGTGACCTTTTGAATATGCATTAAGAAAATCACTAGCAACAACACTCATTGGCACTTTTCTATCTGGATAATTTTCTGGATTATAAGTCCAGTTTGCACTGATTGCTTGATCAAAGAACTTTTGAAGTGCAGCAACAATGTTGAAATATCCTTCATTAGATTTCATTTCCCATGCAAGTGTATAATTGTTTTTCAATGTTGAATATTGGGGAACAATCTGCTTAACCTTTCGTTTAATAGAAATAAAACCACGAGGTGGTTCAATACCATTTGTTGCATTAGAAGTTTTTGCGCTAGTTTCGCTTGGCATTTGAGCAGTCAATGTTGTATTCCTTAGGCCATATTGAATAATATCACTACGAAGAGATTCCCAATCATGATACAATTTTTCCGTGCAGAATGAATCAATATCCTTCTTATAAGTGTCAATAGGAAGAATTCCATCAGCATACTTAGTATCTTCAAATCCTTCGCAAGCACCTTTTTCTTTAGCAAGATTGTTAGAAGCTTTTAGAAGAAAATACTGAAGACTTTCAGCAAGACGATGAACCACATTAGGAGCATTTGGATCTTCATAATTAACACCTAGTTTTGCTAGATAATGCGCAAGACCAATTACACCAATACCCAGAGAACGATAACGTTTTGTTGAGATTTCTGCGGCTTTTACTGGATATTCTTGAATATCAATAAGTTCATCAAGTGCTCTTACACTAAGCTCACAACATTCTTCTAGTTCTTTATCACTCTTAATAATACCCACATTGAGAGCAGAAAGAATACATAGAGCAATCAAGCCATTTGTATCATCAATGTGCTCAATAGGCTTCGTCAACAAGGCAATTTCTAAACATAAATTTGAGATATGAATTGTTTTTTTATAAGGACTATGAGAATTTGCATGATCAATATTTAAAATATAAATCCTTCCGGTATCACTCCTTTCGTTTAAAATTTCAAAAATAAGTTCTTGAGCATTGATAGTTTTCTTAGGAATATTACTATCATTCTCATATTTTATATATAATTCATCAAACTTCTCTGTACCAAAAGCATCATAAAGCCCAGGAACATCATAAGGTGAGAATAAAGTAATGCTCTCATTTTTAATGAATCGCTCATAAAAGATCTTAGAAATAGATACTGCATAATCTAGTGAACGAGCACGATTTAAGTCATTACCCTTTTCATTTTTTAGAACAATAAGATCTTCAATCTCAATGTGCCAAATTGGAAAAAATAAAGTTGCAGAACCTTTACGAATTCCACCTTGAGAACAAGAATTTAGATCTCCTTCGAATGATTTAATAAATGGAACAATACCAGTATGAATTACTTCGCCACCCCTAATTTCCGCACCTAAACCACGAATACGACCAACATTAAGGCCAATACCTGCTTTATTAGAAACATATCGCATAAGAGCACCTTTTGTTGCGATGATTGATTCCATTGAGTCGCCACAATCAAGAAGAGTGCAGCTAGAATATTGCCTCTTTTTAGTGCGAACACCCGCCATAATAGGTGTCGGAATATTAATCCTATGACGACTGATTGCATCATAATAACGCTTTACATAAGACATTCTAGTTTCTTTTGGATACCTTGAAAAAGTAACCATAGCAACTAGCATGTACATAAACTGAGGAGTTTCATATACTTTTTTAGTCGTCCTCTGCTGCACAAGATACTTATCTACAATCTCCCGAAGACCGACATAAGTAAACATAAAATCGCGGTCATGATCAATAAATTGATCTACTTCATCAAACTCTTCTTTTGTATACCAATTCAAAATATCTGAATCATAAAATCCTAAATTGATTGTATTGGTTACATGAGCATAAAGATCTGGGAGATTTGTTCTTCCCCCATAGCATTCTTTTCTAATAGAAAACAGAAGCAATCTAGCCGCAACATATTGATAATTGGGATGATCAAGACTAATAAGATCACTAGCAGACTTAATAAGAATCTCTTGAATCTCTTGAGTAGAAATGCCATCATAAAACTGAATACCAGACTGCATTTCAACTTGGCTTGCAGAAACTCCAGTAAGATTTTTACATGCCTCCTCTACCATTAGATGGAGTTTTTCTAGATCTAGTGGTTGTGTTGATCCGTTTCTTTTAATTACTTTTGTCCCGTTGCTCATAGTTTTTTCCAATTAGTAAATTTGAGTTTTGCTTCTAAATCCGAATAGATGTTTGATTCTATCACAGCTTGAACATCATGTCCAGCGCAATGAATGTCATTAATATCTTTTTCTTGGATATTACTAGGCCATATTACGACCTTTTCCCCACGTTCAATGCAGTTGGAGATTCTGGTTGTGATCTCTGAATTACGTGGTTCGTTATCATAAATCCACACACGATTGTTAATGCCCCAGCGACCAACATCACCATCAGCTCCACAAAGAGCAATTGAGTTTGAAACGAAAGTTGAGTCAAATGGACCTTCTGTGATATAAACGGTTTTATCTTTTTGAACGTTGTCAAGTCCATAAATCTTCGGAGCATCCTCATGTAACATGATAGTAATGTATTTAACACTATTTGAACCTAGGGATCTTCCTTGAAATCCGACCACTTTCTTTTGATAATAAAGAGGAATGATGATCCTAGGTTCATCATAATTAATATCTGGAAAAGTGAACTTTAATGTATTTGTCCACTTTTTGAATTCTGGTGCATAATAAAACAACTTAGAATCCAATCCTCTATTTGTTAGATACTCATGAGCTTGTGGAATCTCAGAAGCCCTAGGAAGATCTAGTTTCTCCTTGAACACTGGAGTATCATGTTTAATTTCAGGCTTCTCAACAACAAAGTTCTTTCCCGTGTGACCGTTTTTGAATTTCTCAAAAATATATTCCTTATGTAACTGAGAATCTAGTTGTTTGAGAAAGTTATTAAATGAGATGTTAATGCCACAATTATGGCACTTATAGTTTGTGTTATTTTTTACTTGATAAAAATACCCTCGGGTTCTATTCTGATTCTTTTTAGAATCTCCGCAGATAGGGCAACGTAGATTGTATAAGTTGGGTCTAATTTTTTTGAATTTTTGAAATCGTATCGAAATCAAATTGATGTATTTTACATCAACAGCGTCCATGATCAAACTTGGTGTCGGACTGAAAGTCTAGCACGGTCAAATCTTCTTGTCAAGTGATAGGGACGTTAGAATGGCCGTCCACTTAATAATGGAATTAGTTATTTTTTGTAGTGTATACAAATTTGGGGTGTTTTTCACATGCTAATCAAATGATTACTCGTTTCATGAGATGGGAGTTTGACATCAAATGGTTTCCACCAACCTGATGCAAGAGTGGAAAATGCAGTTACGAGTACAGCAAGAACAACACCACAACCAACTGTCATCCAACGAATCTTACCTATTTCCTTCAGTTCTTCTTCTACTTTATCTACTCTTTTTGATACTACTGCAAATTGCCTAGAGTTTTCATCTTTAACTTCATGAATAAGTTCAGAAATTAATCCATCAGCTCTATTACACTGTTCAATCTTTTCTTCATGAACTGCTAACATTTTACTAATATTTTGATTTGTTTGTCCCATGATTTGAATAGCCTCGTCGATTCTTTTCATCATCAATTCATAAGACGAAAGCCTTTCCTCTAATACTGCTAGTTTTGTCTGTGATGAATGAGATGAATTGAGCATGGCTAGTGGTGGTATTGTTGAGTATACTACAAAAACAATTAATCCACGTAGCTTTTATTATTTATTATCAGGCTTTTTTATGTTTTTTATGTTTTTTACGTCTTTTCTTCATTCTACGAAGAAATCCCATTACAGGATCAAATCCTGCGGTTGGTCCTTTTGCGGGGGCAGAACCACTAAATCCAGCAGCACCGGGAGTGCTCCCCGTAGTCATCATTCCCCCAGCAGCACCACCATCTTCAATAAGAGCCTTGTGCTTACGAAATGCTTCAATAATACGATCAATTTTTTTCTTTTCCATTGTAGATCTTATACAGTTCTGATAAACATTTTAAATCAACTTGAATATCATGAATACTTGATCTAGGATATTCTGGCAATTTATTTAAAAACATTATAAATGATTTGATAACTGGCCAAAAAGTAGACTCAGTTTTATAAAACAACATTGGCGTTGCCGCTTCACCAAATACATTGTAAAGGGTTATACAATGATTAAGAATTAGATGAGTTTTTAATTCACCGGAATTCTGATATCTTTTCAGAAGTCTCTTAATATATTTGAAGTGATTTATATCTCTATTAAAATCCTCCTTAGTGATTGCTTGAGGATTCTCATAATTTTTAATCGCAAAGAGAATAAAGTTCTCTTCATTTAACTCATCAAATCTCATTCAATTTCATGCGGTGATAGTAAGAGTGGTAGTACCAATACCGATGACCTCATTGGTATCATGAGTAACTGATAGATAGCCACCAGCACCACCAATATTATGAATAATATCGTCGGTAAAATCAGTAATCACAGAATCACCACTATAAAAATCAGTAACAGTTCCAACAACACCGGCAGTAGTATCAATAGTGAAAATAGTGCCAATTCCAGTATTAGGTACAGTGAATGCAAAAGCAATACGATTAGAAATTTGACCGTTGAAATCATTTACTAATGAGAATCCAGAATCATTGGTATAAACTGGTAGATTGCAATTAGGAGCAACAGAAGCTGCGGTTGCAACAGTGGATCCCTTGTATACCCCGGTAGAACTATATCTTTTTAGAAGAACAGTTGCACCAGCAGAACAATAAACTTGTTCATTCCATACAACATGAACATATCCAGTTTTTCCAGTGCCAATTCCTGAAGTACCACCAGCACCAACAGAAATTGGAGAAGCTAGATTTGGATCTTCAAAAAATACTGCCACTGGAGTTGCACTAGCAAGACCAGTTGAGGTTAAATCTGATGGCACACCAGAAGTATTTAAACCAACAACAGGAATAAGAACCTCATCATAATAATGAGTAGAAAGGCCAGAATTTTCGGTTGTTTTATAGTGACGCTGAATCCAGCCACGTTGATCTGCAAAAGTATTCCAAGGACTGTGATTTCGATCAGTCTGATGATTATACTTAGGAAGTGCGTAATTATTTGCAGCGGTTTCAGATGTAGTTGAAATTCCCCAGAGTGCCATTCTTTTTTACCTTTACTAACTTGTTTAACTATGACTATTTATTGAAAAAGAGATCCCACGAATGAGATCCCTTATGTTATATTGTGGTTTTATTCAGTTTTTAGATTGCTGACCCTTTAGGTAATTCTTGGCTTGAATCAGAAGAAAGGAAACAATTCCATTGGCTTTGATGCGAGGATCCGCACCAAGAACTTCAGATACAGCCAGAAGAGCGCCTAGAATAAGTTGGGTATTGGCAGCGCTAAGACCTTTAATGGTAGCGAAAGTAATTGCGGTAATCATGATAAACTCCTTTTGTGTTAGAGGTTTCTGTTTTATTTATGAAATTAACCTGTTACTGATGCCCCAGTCATAGCAGCTTTT